AAAATTGTAGTAGAGGTCGGGGTTGCTGATGTGCGGCTCATGTACGCCGCATCGTTGTCATTAAACCGGATCGACTGGTCAATCTCGTAGCTTGCCCCAGCATTTGCCAGCCACTGTGAGCCAAACATAGTCATCAGGCGAACGCCAACTGCGGTGCGCCGAGTTGAATACTGCCTGACGCCTTCACAAAATAGGGGACTACATCAACGGCATTTGCTGCGGTGCTAAGTGTAATGCCGCCTCCAGCAGGGCTTTCGTAGTCCGTTCCAAGGCTGAGAGTTCGAGAACCCGTTCCGTCTTGGATAAACACGAACACACCGGCTTGGCCTACTGATTCTGTGGATGGGTTAGCTAGGGTGACGCTTCCCGTAAGGGTAAGCACAAAGTTCTGATGAGCCGAAAAGTCAATCGTTACACTGCCTGTGTTTGACGTGTCAGTGTCGGTCTCTGCAAGGATAATCGTGCCGCCGTTTAGCTGCCCAGCAACCGTCACATTCGTAGTGCCTGTCGGAATCTCAATAACATCGGCATCAGCATCGTTTTTAATGGTGACATCGTTAGTGCTACCCTGACCCGTAAGGATCAAACCTTCAGCAGCCGTGTAGCCGATTGCCGCGTTGTCGCCCGCCGCAGTGTCACCGTCGGGTTCAAACGTCGTTGCCGTAGCTACACCAACGATGTCTACATTCGTTGTTCCGGTTGGGATTCCCAGAACGGTGGCATCCGCATCGTTGACTAAGGTCACATCGTTCGTGCTGCCCTGACCTGTGATGATGGCCCCAAGGACATTTGTGTAGCCGACATTGGCAAGATCACCCGCCGAGGTGTCTCCGGTGGCGATAAAGTTTGTTCCTTGAACATCCGCGCTCCCTGTAACCTTGCCCGTTACACCAAGAGTTCCAGCCATCGTGACATTTACGGTGCCCGTTGGAATCTCAATTACGTCTGCGTCTGCGTCGTTCTTGATCGTTACGTCGTTGGTGCTACCCTGACCCGTCAGGATCAGACCTTCGGCGGCAGTATAACCTATTGCGGCCTTGTCGCTGGCAGCGGTGTCGCCTAAAGCATTAAGCGTTCCGCTAGCCGTAATATCACCAGAAGCGGTTAACGTAGCGATCTGCAAATCGGATAGCGCGTTTACAACCGCCGCACCAGAACCCGCGCCGTCCATATAGACAACCGCCGAATTTCCATTGGTCACCGTAATGTTTGCCCCGGAACCCTGTGTCAGGATTACAGAATAAGGACCGCTAGATCCTGAATCGGTCGTGGCATTTATGATAATGAAGAAGGCTGATGTAGTGTTCGGAGCTACCGTAACGGTATTGTTTGCACCCAAGGCTCCAGTAAACTTAATTACTCGATACATACCGTCCTGAAGGTTCTCTGTTCCAGAACCTGGAGAAGCCTCCCTGACAGTAAGCGTGTGTGTAGTTCCGGAAAGTCCAACAGCCTTATATGAGGCGATGCGATCCAAGATATCTATATTGTGATTAGTGGTATCGCCCCAAGCTCCGGACTGTTCTCCGGAGCCTATCTTCTCAATACCAAAGCTAGTTGTGTACGATGATGCCATAATTTTATTCCTATGCCGCTATCTTAGTCCAATTTGGCGCTTGTGTGTAAGTTATCGGATCCCATCTCGCAATTTGCCCGGGATCTATCTTTTCCCAAATAAGAACTCGGCCAACCGCAGTTGATGCCTGCACTCCAGTAACCGGAACCGTTATGTCTACTTGTACACTTCCAACCGCAGTGGCTGCAACGAGACCTGTTGCGGAGAAGTTTGCTTCGCCTGTTGCAACAGCCGTTCCTATTTCAGCGGCAGCGGAAACACCCGTAACCGGAACCGTAATGTCTACCTGTACGCTTCCAACCGCCGTAGTTGCAGAAACACCCGTAACCGGAACCGTAATGTCCACTTGAACACTACCCGCCGCCGTAGCAGCGGAAACACCCGTAACCTCAACAGTACCCGGAGTATTCCAAGCGCCCGAGTTCCAAGCCGCTCTTCCCCATCCTCCAAGGTTAGGGTTGTCAGCCATTAGGCAATCCGGATCAATGCGTTGTTGGCGTCGTTGGCGGGCATCGTAATAGTAAAGTCACCCGCGCTTGACGACTTATCCGCGCCAAAGTTAATTACGCAAACAGACGGTTTGGCTGCGTGAGTAGTATCTCCGGCGGTTCCGGCATTGGCCAAAGTGGAGTTATAAATCAGAGCACCGCGAGCACTACTGATAGTAGCCGTGGAAAAAGTTACGTCGGCCATGTCGATAAATGCCGTGGGAACAGAACTACTGTTATCACCAAGGCCAATCGTAGCACTTGCTATAGCCGCGCCTCCGGCCGTGTAGTTTGTACCACTAACTTCATTGCCCGCCGTATACCCTGTGGTGTCCACGTCGATAGACGAACTGTTCGTAAACATAGCCAGCTTAAACGTATCTGCTGCTATGGAACTTCCGTCTCCACGGGAATGTGAGGTCCAAAAATGGATTCCCGCGTTTATCTCTCTTTTGTAAGTACCGCAAATACCAGATGTTCCTACAGCCATTACAGCCTCCTTATAATCTCGGCCATGTCTTCATGGCCCTGTTTCTTCATCAAAGCCCAAATAGTCGTTCGTTCGCTCTGACACATTTTATTCATATAAAAGACTAGCACTTCTTTTAAACGTTGTCTGTGAGCATACGCTTGTTCCCGTATAACAGGAGGAGCGGTGTCCGAAACCGCCATTATCTTGTTCAAAGCCATTTCCGCTATCTGATCTGGAGAATGTCCTCCGTTGTCTGAGGTAAAAACTACGGCATTTCCCAAGCTGCTAACGCTAAAAGGCTCCGACACTAAGCTACATCCCTTCGAACGCGGTCATATCGATACTGGTCCCGGGTTTGCAAGCCCTCGCCTAGATTCTTCATCCACTGCAAGGATTCTTGGAATCGCTGGTTGTATAGGCTCAGGATATCGGCCTCACCCTTCAAAAAGGTGTATGCTTCGACCAGCGCGCCATACAGAAGGGCTAGTTCGGCGTTATCTCCAAGCCAACTGGTTCCGTCAGCCGTTACCGTGATTGATGACGGCCTATAGAAATAATGGAGCTCCATTGTAAAATTGTCATTAGGCGTGGGGGATAAAAGGAACGTGTTTTCGTCCCAATCGGCGTAATACAAAGGAACGCCTGTAGTTGCGGGGTTTGGATTGTAGTCCTGCAACATAGTAACCTGCTTATAGAGCAAGAACTCTTTGTTGGAGTCGTTTAAAACGCTTAACGAGTTTTGCGCGAGGAAGTCACTAGGCTTTGACAGATAAGAATTACCAGAACTCGCGAGGCCCGTAGAATTTTTTCGGAAAACATCAAGCTGACACTCTTTTAGGATGCGTTCTTCGGCGTTCAAAATGAAACGCGGCAGTTGGCTGACAAACGTCGTCTCCGTGCTCTGCACGTAATCCTGTATCGCCGTCTTCAGGGTTGTGTATGTATATGCCATTTTAGACCCCTAACTAGGTGATATACCCATTGCCTAAATCAACAATAGGCAATGGGGGAAGTGTTACGGGGCCGGCCGAAGCAATTCCGCCACCACCTTCAATGTTACCAACCGTAGCTGAGCCACTAGACGCGGTGAACGTATAAAAATCATCTTTAGTAGTAATATCGGTTGGCACGGTTATGGAATATCCACTTGAAGATTGTATAACGGCTGCGGTAAACCCATCAAAAGCCTCTACGGTCCTAAAACGAACCGTATCTCCGGTAGATCTGCCGTGACCAGGCTCGTTAACGGTTATAACCGCAGATCCGCTTGCCGAAGTTTGAAAAGGATTCAACGTAAGAATTGCGGCCACAGCAGGTTCAACGGAATCTGGACGGCTTGTCCGTAACGCCTGCGGGTCAGCCCTAACTCGTTTCGGCTCTATCTGCGGCTGTTTTGATTCATACTCGTCCGGGCCGACCAAGCTCCCGTTCCACTCCTTCAGCATTACACGAAGCGGATATGCCCTTCCAGACCTGTCGGATATGCCTTTGGAATGTGTTCCGGCAGCGTAACGAGACATCAACTAATACTCAGGGAGGAAAAGGACGGAACAAGGCGAAGAGCAGTACGCTCACTGTCCTCCGAGGCTGCTCTCTGAAACTCTTCCTCATAAATTGCTTTAAGAAAGCTCAAGCGGTCAGGAGACCGCTTCATAGCAATGAAGTACGCCAAACCAGCCGTAAGACAGGGCAGAAACCGAAACGGAATGTCCGGAGTGTTAATACCAGAGTCAGCGTCCTGAATTCGTCGAACTCTGTAATAAATCAGCTGATCTGTTGAGTTTTCCGGAGCAGGCCACATTGTGATCGTTGGCGTAACCTGGCGGTTAACAAAAAACTGAGACGGTCTTCCTTGAGTGTTTTTATCAGGAGTGTCTAGATAATCACCTCGACTAATTCGGCTAATCCCAACATCTGAGCCACTTCTCCGAATAACCGCCTCAAGAACGCTTACGGAAGATTGAACATCGCTCAGACTTGGGTCTGCTGATATAGTAGTAGACACTCCGGACTCATCACTGGCGGAACTGGAGATAGTCTCGCCGGCCGTAAACGTACCGCTAGGTACTGTAATTGTTATGGTTGTTGAGCTGGGCTTGGTAATGACGGAAGCCGTTGTCCCGCTGGTTGACCCTGTTATGGTACGTCCAACAAT